TTTCAACGCCAAGACTTTGAATTATCTTTCCATATTGGAAAGCTACTTCTTTATTAAAGATAACTACATCATCGCCTAATAACCGATATTCCTCAAAAGGCAGTTTGGTACCTGCTTTATGAGCAGAATATTGTATTATTAGATGGTGAGTTAGTGAGAACACTGCTCATGAGCTATAAGCTCCCATTGGTTGGCCAGATGAATACTTAACGTATTCGTTTGACCAGCTAACTGAGAATTCGTAGTCTATGAGTATCTTCTCCCAAGCAGCAGTCTTTTGTTCACCAATCAATTCTTTTAACATCGTAGATTGAGTCCCTATCGGGAATCGGTCTGTCGCTGCTGAAAGATCAATTGATGCGGCATAAGACCACTCAAAATCTGTCTTTGCTTTATTTTGATTAAAAGTACAATCTTGAGGAATTTTTCGTAATTGAGCTAATGCTCAATCATGTAAAGGTTTTAATACAGTTTGCGACCAATAATCAAATATTGCAATGACTCTCTTCTTTCCTTCAGGGGAATCGACATATGTTATTTTTCGAATAGCAAGACTATCTCTAGTTTTGTATTTCGGATCTAATATACGCGAAACCCTAGTGAGTTGAGAAGGGAAGTTCCTTCAGTAGTCGATGTAATCACAAAATTTCTTACCGCCCAGAATTTTTTGCTGGTCGATGAGAGATTGAGGAAGTAAACTAAGGTCTACTCCGCATGATGCCATCGCCTGCCCGTTGGGACCAGATTTTGGAGTGAAGTGCGGTTCAGACCATTCGGCAAGGTCATCTCAATCAATAAAGTCATTTTTAAATGATTTTATGAATTGACAAAATTCTTCATTGAAGTTTTTGTCATATGAATTCGGTTTAACCACCGAATCCAGATTAGGTGACTTATCTCCTTTAAGGATATATGATAATTGATAAACTGTCATTAATCCTCTAAAAGAGTTGTTAGTCTCGTTGCGTAATGACTTCCGGATTTTATTTAAAATCTTAGGAAGCCCATCTCGCGATCGACTAATACCATCACGTTTGAACACAGGTTTCATCCCCGCTTTTCACTGATAGAGATAGACACGCGAATTTCTTATCGTATCTATCACTCTCTGTGATCCGTGGTGATGAACGGATTGAGTAAGTTTCTTACTTAATGCGAGAAGGAAAGATTTTTCTTCTTCAGACAGATTGAGCTTTTCTACGGTAACTTTTAGGACCGAGTGGAATGATTCTGGACACTTTAAAAAGTGTTTAGATCAATCCTTTCGAGAATAATTTTTATCTTGAAAAGTTAGTTTGTTTGTTGTCATGATTATCTAAAATAATTGTGGGCCTTCTACTTACGTACCGCGTTGCTAGGACTCTTTGTCAAAGAGTGGCCTTCCTTACGGGGGCATGCTGACTTTCCAAAGGTCATTCGGTTATCCTCGGGACGACAGTTAACCAAGCTGTCG